ACCGATGTCACCGTCACATCGATGAAGCGTGACGGTGACATCGGTTACATCGTGTCCGAAGTGCCGATGACGCAGCTCGACGAGATGCTCAAAATCAGTCCGATCCGGCTACAGGCCATCGAGGCCGACCGCATTGGCTCAATTCCCAATCGCAACGGGACGGATGGCAAACCATTCAGGCCGCTCAAAAAGGGCGAGCAGGACTTTTCCGGCGTTGTCATCGACGCGATGGGCAGGCCGATCCGATACCGGATCTACAATCGCAGCCTGACCGGCGAATCCATGATGCCTGCGCTCGAAGTGCCGGCGCAGGAGTTCTTGCACTTGTTCGATCCGACCCGGTTAGACTCTTATCGGGGCTTTTCGGCGTTCGATGCGGCAATCACCGACATCAAAGACCTGCAAGAGATCCTCGCATGTGAGAAGATCTCGGTGAAGTACCTTTCTTCGATAAGCGGCGTCATCAACAACGCGGATGGCAGCGCGGATCAGGATGTTTCGCTCGACACGACGCACAGCGATTACATGAGCGACGCCGACCGGATGAAGAAGGTCGAGCCGGGTGCTATCCAGTACCTCGCAGAGGGCGAATCGTTCAACCCAGTCGATTTCAACCGCCCGTCGCCAACCTTTAACGGGTTTCTTGACACTCTCGTTCGCTCGACCGGGCTGACCGTCGGGCTGCCGTTTGGCTTTATCTATTCCTGGGCAGGCCAAGGCACAGCAGTCCGGATGGAAGCGGCTCAGGCTGCGCGGGAGTTTGAGATGACGCAGCTTACGCTGGAAGAGAAGTTTCTCTATCCGATCGTGATGCGCGTCATCGCTCGCGGCATCCAGCTCGGCCACCTGCCGGCTGTCGCGGACTTTGATGCCGGTGAGTGGCGCTTCCCTGCGAAGGTCACCGCCGACATCGGGCGCGAATCGAAGGCGCTCATCGACGAGACCATGGCCGGGATTATCAGCAAAACCCAGATCGCAGCGGATCGCGGTGAGGATCGCAACATCATTCGCAGCCTGCTGCGCGCGGAAGCCATGGAGCTTGTCGAGGACGCCAAGATGGTGCAAGACGCATCTGGCGGCGTGCTGGATCTGCCAACTGCCATCTACATGCTGGAGCGGCGGGCACCTAACGCGCCGGCTATACCGGCGCCAGCGGCTGCGCCTACGGAGGACGTGCCAGAGATTGAGGACGAAGAGTCACCAGAGGACGAAGCCGAAGACATCGCCGAGGACGAGGCAGAGGCTGGCAGCACTGATTGACATCGGTTTGGCGTGTATGCCAGTCACCGAAGAGATTCAGACATTCGCAGCCTTTCAGGGCAAGGTATCAGGAAACACTATCATGGGTGTTTCCTTGATTCAGGAAGGCCCTGCACTCGGTCATGGGGTGTTTGTGGACAAGCGTTCACTCAACAAATTCAAGTCACTGGCGATCGAAAAAGGCCGAGTGAAGGCAAAGCTCAATCACTTCTCTAGTGTCGAGGACACAGTTGGCTACTACGAGAATTTCCGTGTCAGCAAAGGCAAGCTGCTGGCCGACCTGACATTGTTTGAAGCGCACAGCGGAAAAGAGATGCTTCTTGAGATGATCAATGAAATCCCCTCCGCTTTTGGCGTGAGCTTGATGTTTGCAGCGGATGCGCCAGAGTTGGACAAGGAGAGCGGCAACTACATGACCCGCCCACGCGGCTTGTACTCGGCAGACTTTGTAGACACACCCGCAGCCAACGCTGACGGCGTGTTTTCGGCTGATCAGATTGACAGTGACGAAGATGTTATGCCAATTGACCCACCGGCGCCTGCGCCAGAACCTCAAGTTGATTTTTCCGCCATCATCGCGGAGCAGTTCGCCGCTTTCACTGCTAAATTCGATGCGGTGGCTACGCAATTCGCCGAAGACAATGCCAAGGTGCTCGCGGAGTGCGAACAACTCAAGGCCGACCTGAAGGCGTTGCAGGCTGGCAACAGCGACATCGAGCTGCAAGCTCGCCTCGCCGCCGCCGCTCCTGCGCCTGCTGCTTTTGCCGCTCCTATCAACGAGCCAGAGGTAAAGGTTCCGGCCATCTCCTACCACGAAGCCAAGAATCAAGCAATCGGCACCTCAACCGGTCTCGATCGCTTGAAAGCGGTTCGTGCGTTCACCGAAAAATTCCCAACCGAAGCAGCCTACGTTTCGGCCAACTCATAACAACTTTCTCTCAAGACCATGCCACAAGCCAATCTTCTCGACATTGCCAAACTTAACGGCTCCGACACCATCGTCGGGCTGATTGAGGAAACGCTGACCTACGCTCCCGAAGTTCAGATCCTGCCCGCCCGCACCATTCGCGGCACCTCGTACAAGATCGCTTCGCGCGTCTCGTACCCAGGCGTCGGCTTCCGCGCCGCCAACGAAGGCTCGACCCCGACGAAATCGGAGTTCGAGAACCAGCTCATTGAGTGCTATATCCTCAGCGGTGCCGTTCAGGCCGACGTTGCGGTTGCTCGCGCTTACGAGGACGGCGAACAAGCGTGGAAAGACGTTGAGTCTGTCGGCGTCATGAAACAGGCGCTGATTGAACTGGGTTCGCAGGTCATCTACGGAACCAGCGTTGATTCTAAAGGCTTCCCCGGCTTGCAGGCGATCCATACCGCTTTCAACTCCGGCCTCGTGGTTGGCGCTGGCGGAAGCACTGCTTTGTCATCCGTCTACGGCATCAACACCGACACGCAAGGCGTTCAGCTCGTTTTCGGTTCCGGCACTACTTTTGAACTGGGTGAGTGGCGCATTGAAAACGTTGGCACCAGCACGGTCTATCCTGCGCACGTTGCCAACTTGACCGCTTGGGTCGGGATGCAGGTCGGCAGCAAGTACAGCGTTGGCCGGTTGAGCGCCGTCGGCAGCGACTCCGGTGCTGGTGTCACCGATGCGCGTCTGGCTGAATTGCTCAGCAAATACCCGGTTGGCTACCGGCCAAATTACTGGCTGATGAACCGCCGCTCGGCGTTCCAGCTCCAGTCGAGCCGTTCCACCGCCTTCTCCGCCCTCGGCAGCAAGTCCGCCACCGGCGCCGAGGTTTTCGCTCCGTTGCCACTTGAGTCCAACGGTATCCCAATCGTCATCACCGACTCGATCGGTATCGCTGAGTAATTAAGCGCATCACATCTAAAGAATTATTACAATGGCTAACGAATTTTCTCGCAATACGCAGGATGCGTCTCTAACCGAGACGGCCACTATCCCGGCCACCGCCGTCGATGCGTTTACCGCCGACATTAACCTCGGCACCAACAGCAAAGCATTCCTCACGGAAGAGCATGAGCTGGAAATTGCCTTCCCTGCTTTCACAGTGGGGCAGCTTGCCAACGGAGCAACCGTCACGGCGGTCGTTCTTAACGGCGCCGCCGCTTCTCCGACCGGCACTGCTCTCGGCATCACACGTGTTGTAACCGGCGCCGGCGGAGTGGGTGCTGCTGCCACAAGCTTCCGCGTTCGCCTTCCGGCTGCAACCTTGCAGTTCTTGCGCGTGAAATTCACGCCATCAACCACCGGCGCAGGCGGAACCGCGACGGTTCGGGTGCTGACATAATTTTTGGTGTAGGTGTTGTCATCATCGTGGGCGGCTGACAGGCTTTCATGCTTGTCAGCCGCTTTTTTGTATGACCTACGCTCAACGCATCGCATCCGCGCATGGACGCATCCGCACCAAGTTCGGGACGGATGCCAGTGGCGCGCAACTTTACGTTTGGCACAACAACGTGCAGATTCACGCCTACCAGCCGACCGGCAAGAACAGCCGAAACCTGATGGCTCAAATTATCGTCAAGGACGACACGGTGAGCGTGATTGCGACGAAAGCGCAGTTCACGACCGTTCCAAAGATCAACGACGAGATCAAGATGGGCACAGTGCTGGCCACAGCGGTCGTCTACCGCATCGACAGCGTGACGACCACGCAGATCCGGCCATTCTACGACTTGGAGCTGATCGACCCGAACATGGAGGCGACGGCGGCATGAGCGTTCAGATCAAGATTGATACTAAGAATCTGGAGAAGGCGATGGCCGATTATGCTCGGATGAAGAAAAAGACCGACGCGGCGGTTGTGAATAAAGGAATGCGGTTCTGGCTTCCGTTTGCCGGCAGCAAGGTCAAAGACAAAACCTCGACCGCTGCTAGGGTGCGGACCGAGCTGACTAATCAAGCCAAGCGGATCAGCCGTGGAGAGAAGAAAAAGAAAACGCAGCTCACAAACACGGTGGCGGCTGCCATCATTGCGGCACGACTGCGAAAGCAAGGCCGGAACCACTTTCCGCGCGCATCCAGCGGCCCGAAATCCGCAGCGTTTGTGGGAGAGTTCTACGCAATGACGGAGCGTTTTGTGAATGCGCGGGTGCGTTCCATTGGCTACCTCGCGGCGGGATTTATCCCATCTTACAAAGCGTTCAACGTGCCGATGCGTGGAATGCCGCGCAATCAGAAGCGATTCAAAGGCCGATCAATCGGCACCAAGGCCGTTCCGGTTTCAAACGGCAAGGTCACAGCTTTTGCCAGTGTAAAGCGACTGGGCGCCTTCCTAGTCGCACCAAACGCATTCAGCTCATCCATTCCCGAAGTCCGCCGGCAGTTTATTAACTGGATGGCGCAAGATGTGAATGAAGTCGCCAAGAAAACAGGATTTAAGAAATGATTACCTACCCAATCTGTCCGTCCGACCGACTACAGCGGCGCCTGATCACGGTGCTTAATGACGAGCTTTTGCCGCTGTCAGCATTTACCGGCTTTACACTCTGCGACGACCGCGAAAACGACGAGGTGAAGCTACCGTTTATCGTGGTGCGCGTCACTGAATCCGACGAAATCCCGCAGGCCGGGACCGTCTGGCATTGCCGGCTAAACGTGAATATGGTGGAGGATCGGCAAGAGGCGAATCTCACATTGGGTGCGGATGCTCGACCAAGGCACGAGCTGCGGGCCGAGAATATTTCCGCGCTGCTCTTTGGCGTTTGGAACGCGACCACGCTGGCCCAAAAGATTAACGCAATCAGCAACGGCCAGGGCGTGTACGTGCTCAAACAGCACAGCAATAATATGACGCCCGGAACAAGCGAGAATGACACTCTCTCGACCGAGTACGCTTTCACTATCATCTGCGCATCCACTCAACAGTAAGATTGACACGGACTCTTAAAATATGCCTGCTGTAGCCGCTTTGATCCAACACGGAAACATCCCATCCTCGACGCTGCTGGATGAGAGCAATCCAACCACGCCGGACATTCTGGTTCAGTCTTTGACGATCACGGCTGCGCGTGATGAGAAGGCTTACCTGAACGCAGCCGGCGCCACTTTTGGGCTTGAGTACCGCAACCCGACGATCACCTTCGCGTTCGATGGTTACCTTTCCAACAAGACAACCGGACTAGCCAACCAGCACCCAGGAACGGAAGTTTTGACGCTGGCCAACTTTACGGCCAACACCTACGGCTTTGTTCCGGGCGATGGCACCATGATCTTCATGGACCCTAACCGCTCCGAGACAAATACCGAGATGGCCAAGACTACGTTCTCGGTGAAGCAGTATCCATTCGTCGTTTAATTATGGAAAGCTGGATCGCCTGCACGGACGTTGATGTCGCGTCCGCTTTCATGACCATGGGTGTTGTGATGAAGCCAGTAGTGCAGGTGCGGGCGGACAATGGAAAGGAGTACGTCACCATGTACCTTTCCACGACATCGGTGACGATGCCGGAGCTGAATGTCGGACACTTGATGAAGGCGTTGATGTCGGGTGAGCTGCAAAAGCTCGATCCGCATCATGAGTTGCTCGGCTACTTGATGGCGATCAAAAACAGACACGCGGCCAAGCGCGCACTTGACTCAGCAGAGCGCCAAGTGCTAATTACAAGGAAGGGCACCACCCGCACAGCCTATGTGCGCGAATCCATTACCAACAAGGGGATGGAGATGGCTGACCGATTCCTTGCAACTGGCCGACCATGATCGACATTCAAACCCAAGAGGACGACGGGATTTCATTAGTGAACCTGCCCAACGAGCAGGAGCAGCGCAGGACAGACGCATTCAATGCGGCGTATCAGTGGAAGGGGAAAACTTTTGAAGGCGTCTCGTGCTCGCGGAAGGACATCTGGGTGTCGATGTGCCACAAGTCTGGCTTTCCAACGCTTGATGCGTGCTTTGACGAGTTCTCACTATTCGCGCCGCTCAGCAAGGTGCTGATCTTCGTTTGCATCACGCCGACCGCACAACTCCGAAAGCTGCGCGCGCAAGGCATCCAAGCGTTGATTGATGCATGCGACGACTGGATCGACACCAACATCAAAATCTCAGAAGAGCGTGATGCGATCAGCCTTGGGCTGCGCATCCTGAACGACTCAACGGCCAATCAGTCCGAGGTGGTGCAAACAGCCGGCTCTGAGGGAAAGCGTTAGCCAGTCCGGTCTTTCAAGCGCACTACGTGTCATTGGTGCGGCCCGTGACCGGACTGACGGAGCAAGAGGTGCTGTGGGAGCTGCCACTCTGTCGCGGGCTCGCTTACCTGCACATGGCGTTGGTCAAGGAAGGCATCGAGACCCAATGGGTCGGGCACGACATGATGGAGGACGAGACCATCAAGAACGCGATGGATTACATCCAGCGGCGTAAGACGAGCAGGCTTGTCAACTCATTGACATAACGGATGGCTTTATGGCAGCTACGCTAGACGCATCACTCAGGCTTGATTCCAGTCAGTTCACGTCTGGGCTGGACGGTGCGATGAAGAACACGAATGCGGCGGTGTCGAAAATGTCGGCAGCGTTTTCTACGCTTAAGAATATCGCTGTGGGTGGTGCTATTGGATCGTCTTTTATGGAGGCGGCTAAAAGCGTGACCACCGCCTATCTCGAAGCTGAAAAGCTCCAGAATGCGTTAAAGGCTACAGCCGGCAGCGACATTCTTGGAATGCAGCAATATGAACAGCTAAAAACTCTTTCGTCTGAGATCGGCTTAAATATTGGAGTTGCGGCCAAAGCAACTCTTCAGCTCCAAGCTGCCGGCATGAGTGCGGCCAACGCATTCAAAACGATCAGGACTCTTCAGAATGCAATCGCGTCAGGCGGAGGAGGCAGCGAAGAGCTAAGCCGGTTCATCTACGGCTTACAACAGCTTTACGCATCGCCTAAACCATTGGCGGAGGAGCTTGGTCAGTTGAAGGAAGCTCTTCCAGTCACAGCAAAACTTCTAACTCAAGCGTTCGGGTCGGCGCGTGCGGAGGACTTGCAAAAGCTTAACCTGACCGGCAAGCAAGTCGCTGAAACATTGCTGAAAATGGCTGAGGCAATGCCCAAAATGGCGCGAGGATTAGGAGGAGAGATTGATGCTCTCAACGCAAAATTTAACAATCTAAAAGAAACGATAGGCGAATCATCTGCTCAAGTCCTAAAGCCAGCAGCCACAGGCACATCGTTTTTGTTGGACGTTCTAAATCTTTACCTGCAAATTAACAAGGCAGGCAAGGAAGCTAATGAGCTTAGGGCAAAAGGTATTGATTTTGGTGTAGAGGAAGAGGATCAGAAAAAACTTCTTCGCGCATTAGACCGCCAGAAAGCAGCCGAAGCGGATTCATTGAAAGCAGCGGAAGAGCGCAAGAAACTCCAAGAGAAGCTCGACCAAGGGAATAAAGAGAATGCAGAGCTGGACCGTGCGCGTTGGGCGTGGGAAGAGCAGTGGCTCAATGAGAAGCTGGCAAAAGAACAGAAAGCACGCGACGACGCCAAGAAGGCAGCCGATCAGGCAAAAAAAGATGCCGATGACTTAGCGGACAAACAAATGGCAGCCATGCGCAGACTGCAAGGCGCGCAAGAATCCGTTTATGCCAACATGCAGAGTATGGAGGAAGATCCTCAGGAGCGGTTATTTCAAGCTAGAAGAGCTTTACGAAATTTTCAAGGAGGGGAATTAGATGGAACAAATTATTCCCGTGACTCTGCTGAGCAATTTGCTAAAGCATTTGAAGAACTAGCTAGAAACGGGGCAGAATTAACTGAAGAACAGATTGAGAAATACAACAAGATCATGGCATTAAGGCAGGAGGTTCTTGGCATTGAACGAGAAATTTCAGACGAGGCCAAGAATCAGGCCGACAAAACCAAAGAGCAAAACAGGGACGCAGTTCAAAAATCAATCGACAAAGCCGGTCGCACACCAGCAGAGAGGCGCCAGCAGATGCGCGACGATAACGATATGCAAAGACAGCGCAGACGTGCAGCGGAGGCAGATGTGCGCGAAGAAGCTCGAAGGCTTAAAAAGGAAATCGACAAATCCAATAAAGAAAGATTTATCGCTGATCGTGAAAGCACAGATCCTAAAATGTTAAAAAGACAAGCCACCGCCAACGTAAGGGAGCGATGGAAGGATGCGCTTCCAAACGCAGAAGCTCACTTGCTTTCTATTAGAGACATCCTAAAAAACCTCGCAGCCGCTTAACCATGCCAACGCCACCAACAAACCACACGCATTGGCCGGGATCAACTGACCCAATCCTCGCCGAGAACGGACTGCGCTTGTCCGTCTCGGAAACCGGGTTCGACACGATGACCTTGAAGTACTGGGGGCGGACCGACACGCCAGCAACGTATGCAGCGACGCACTTCGCCACCGGGATGCAGCCAGCGTTTTACCCAAACATGTACTTCAACGGCGTCACCGTCACGCAGGAGGGATCGAACATTTACTCGTTCGACGTGCAGGCGGCGGGTTTACTCGGCGCGCAGGCGGTGAAGCGCACGGTGTCGAGCAAGATTCAAAGCTACAAGACGGGGCTGGGTACGGTGCCGGGGACAAGCAACACGGGCGAGATTCAGGGTCAGTACATCAACTTGAGCTGCACGTTTCACCAAGTGACGGAGTTTTTCCCGAACACCGCCACAAGGCCGGAAAATGCTATCGCACTCGGACCGCTGCCTTTCCCTCCAACAAACCCGTTTACTACGCTGCCGACTACTCCGGTCTACAACTACCCATTTGGCTGGATTCAGGACGGGCTAGAGATCGAGACGATCAACGGCGACGGCGTTTCCATTTATCTCGTGAAGCAGTCGATGGTCTACATCTACGAATGGATGCCCGGTTGATATGCTGCCAGAACTCCCAGTCATCGACCCGAAGGTCAACGGCGGACGGTCGGGCTGGATGCTCAACCGTCTGGTCGATCGCATCAAGCTCCAGCGGCTACTCAGCTCGGAGACGGTCATCATCACAGAGACCAAGGACGGGCAGATTATTGACCGGCTTGGTTCCGGCGGAGTGGCCGCTCCTTTCGCTCTAGGCTTCGCTGTGTCGCTCGACGGGACCAATGTGGTCGTCGCACCCGGCAAGTTGCTGTACCCGCTCTGGGGTGCCATTGTAGGCGATAATCCGACTCCGGGCGACTGGCAGCGAGAGGTCAACTACATCGGCGGCAGTTTGACCGGCACGGTGACACAAGTCTGGCTCAGCGTGCTATGGTCGGAGAACGACACCACCACGACCGGGCCGCTCGGCACGACCACATACAACATTTCCGGCGCTGCGGGCGGACGAGGTGGCGGCGGTGGTGGCGGTGGTGCAAACAGCGGAGTGTGGCCGGATATTGTGGGAAGAGATGGCTCAGGCGGAGACAGCGGAGATTTCACCGGTGTTGGCGGCCAAGGAGGCATTGTGGAGGATATTCTTACAACTCCGCCAACTAGGGTGACCGGACTCGGCAACAGTTATGGCGCCAGCGGGGGTGCTGGTGGCTACGGCGGCGCAGGGGGCGAGGGTGGAAGTGTTACTTTCACCCGCGCAACTAAGGGCACGGCGCAGATCCGGAAATGGTCGATCAACGGGATCTCGCTACACACGACCAAGGGCGCATCGAGCGAAGCAAACGCGTGGATTCAGTTGGCGACCATTAGCGGCACCAGCATTACGCAGCACGTGGCGGGCACTATCTCGATCACACCTCCGGCAATCACCTTTATCATCGCCTAATGCTGCCGGACATTCCAAACTTCAATCTCGGCGACGTGTACGTTCTGACCGGCAAGACGCTGGAGAAGATCGTGCGGCGGATCAAGATGCAGACGCCGATCGAGGGCGCCAACATCCGGCTGGAGGAGACGAATGCGGGGATTTTGCTGCACGCCGACCAGCAGGTGGCGGCGGCGCCAACGGTCGCAATCAATCACGACTTCAAGGCGTCACTACCGGCCACCAACTCTCTCGACATCACGGTCGGTCGAGTCATTGGCACCACATGGGGAACGCCAACCATGAGCAACCCTTTACCGACTGACTGGCTGGCTGAGCAGTTTACTGTCGGGCCATCTACGCTGGCTGTGGCGGACGGACAAAGCGTGTGGCTGCGCATTCAGCTCTCGCAGACCGATGTAAACATGAGCGGCGCGCTTTCGGCTACAGGCGCGGCAAATTTGTCGGTAACGACCGGTGGCGGCGGTGCAGGTGGTGACGGTGGCGGTGGCGGCGCCGGTGGAGATGGTACGGTCGGATCTACTGGCGCAACCGGTCAGGCCGCATCGGGACGGACTGCTGGCAGTCCCGGCTATTACACGCCTGGAGGAATTAATTCGACATCAAACTCCGAATCAGGAACACCAGCCGAAGGTGGAGATGGAGGCAACGGAGCAGCAGGCGGAAATGGACAGACAAAATCGTTTACCCACTACACAAATCTTTCAATGGTGTTCCGCCGCTGGCAGATCACGTCGGCCAGTCTTGAGGTTCACACAAACAAGCCGACAGCCTCGCCAGCGACCAATATTTACGTCCGCATTGCATCACAAACGGGCGGCGTAGTCACTCAATATCATGCGGGCTCGTACCACGTAACGCTGCCAGCAGCTACCTTTATCAGCTCCTTTGTTCCCTGAATTTCCCAACTTTTTTGGCAACCTGCACTACTTTCTCAAGGGGAAGACGCTGGCGCTATTTCGCAAAGCCATTTATGAGCAGATGCCAATCGCTGGCGACGGAATCACGCTGCAAGAGACCGATGACGGAATCATCGTATCAAGCAAGCAAGGCAGGGCGACAGCTACCTCCAGCATCATCGACTTTACTGGAGTTCTGTCCGGTGAGAACGTCGTCATTCAAGGAGGCAAGGTGCTTGGCGTCTCGTGGAGCACCTACACGCCAAACGATCCCAGCAGCGGCGGCTGGACGGAATCGGTGGCAACGGTAGCAGGTGCCACTCTTGCGGTTGCGGATGGTTTCTCTATCTGGCTTCAAATAGGGATTACGCCATCAACAAGTCAAGTTATTGGCGCACTCTCGGCTGCGGATCAAGAGACGCTGACCGTCATCGGCGGCACGGGTGGCGGTGGCGGCG